AGGTAAAAGTACGTTGGTAAAGGACATCATGTATTACAAGAAGCATTTGCCTGCTGGTATAGTACTCTCTGGCACAGAGGAAGGTAATCATTTCTACGGTGAATTCATTCCAGACATTTGCGTGTACCCTGACTATGACCGAGAAGCCATAGAACGAGTGATGTCCAGGCAGAGGAAGCTCATTGGCGGAGGTAAAACGAACTGCGGCGCGTTCATGCTTTTAGATGATTGTATGTATGATTCTAAATTTTTAAAAGATACCTGTATTCGCCAATGTTTTATGAATGGAAGACATTGGAAGATATTCTTCATGCTTACTATGCAATACGTTATGGATTTACCACCCGCCTTGCGCGCAAATGTAGACTATGTGTTCATTCTTAGAGAGAATATAATACAGAATCGAGAAAAGCTCTATAAGTCATTTTTTGGGATTTTTCCCTCGTTTGATATGTTTTGTAAAGTGATGGACGCGTGCACGGAAAACTATGAGTGTCTCGTGTTAGATAACACAGTTAAATCTAACAAGATAACAGATTGTGTTTTTTGGTACAAAGCGACGGTCAGGCGGGGGTTTAAAGTTGGCAGTCCGCAGCTCTGGCAGATGCATAAGAAAGTGTATAATCCAAAATATTTAGAACAACAGGAGTCAGATGCCAAGAAAGCGACGAAGAAGACCGCTCTTAATATAATTAAAAAGAAATAGATGCGAAATAATAAACGTCAAAAAATATTTATAGATTTTAAATGTCGCACGATGTCCGAACTATGAATCTATCAGACCCCGGTGACGGTATGGTGTCGTTGCAAGACGCGGTGTCTACGACATTTATCGCACAGAATACCCCCGAAAAAAATATTGCCCAAAATAAAGGACCACCGATGGATTCGACTCCTATAAGCGATATAATGCCAGAGTTACCATTGGAACCACCGATGATGGATGATCCCCGCGCGCAACAGCCTATCGTGATGACTCAACCCATGGTCATGCAATCTCAGGGCGCGCAGCCCGCGCAGCAGCAGCAACAGGCGCAGAAGAAGAATCCTTTCAACTTGACAGACGAGCAATATCTTGCGGTGATCGTGGCGGCGTGCACCGCGGGCGCGATTTCCAAACCAGTGCAAGAAAAGTTAGCGAACTTCGTGCCTCAGTTCCTCAATGAACAAGGTCACAGAAGTATGGTGGGTTTGCTCACCACGGGCGCCGTCGCGGCGAGCGCGTTTTACATTATTAATAACTACGCTTAGATGTAAGTGTATCTCATATAAATCATAATTTTTATCAATGTTAATTATTGATAAAAAGTATTTAAATTCTGAATAATTGATAATTACTACGCATACTTGTGTTTATACATTTCGCCATCGTATGCCAATCTAGAAAGAAAGAGACTGATCATGAATCCCATCAAAGACAAACCCAATGTCGTACCCGTGCTCGCACTGTCCTTGCCAAAGTCACGCGCCGAATCTTTCACAACCCCTCCCGCTTGTACTATGGAATACATGAATAAAAATGTCAAAACAAGCGCTGTAATAAGAAACGCCCAATCGACCGCGATCGCATCTAAACCACGAGTCCCGCGCGCGATAGCGTTTAGAAGGACTGGTAAAATTATAGTGATGTGTAATAAATTCAAATTAACTTTAGTAGTTGGACCAGCTTCACTCCAAAAGTGTGGCATATAGATACTGAACATGGTAATTACCCAAATCGTGAAAAATTTCACAAGTTCCATCGTCGGACCTTCGATAGCCATTTAATGTACTGGTACATTTTTATTTATCTTGCACGTGCCTTCCACAAAATTCACTTTTCTCTGGGATCTCTTCATATATACCGATCGATATCGCTACATCCCTTAACTCTTTATATTTGGTCCAATATTTCGTATCGTGCGCGTAATTTTTGACCGTTGAGTGTGCGAGTTCGTGGATTAACACGTGCATGATCTCGTTGACGCTCCCATCTATACACAAACCAATCTCATCACCTTTATTCATGTTATATCCCACGGATCCACCCGACGCGACTGTGTGTGCGGTTATCGGAATCATTTTGTGAAGGTTTGGGAATGTGTCTGTCTGTATGAGATGTTCCCTGAGTTTCGCGTACCTCACTTTAACTTCAATTAATTTAGTAGGCTCGCGCGTGTCTCGAAGTATTAGCGTACTGATGACAAGTAATAGTATAATAAGGATCATGTCTACTATACCTAAATATATAAATTACAATTTATAGACAAAAATAAATTTCGCGTATAGATTCGAAATAGGGTTACCATGTAATGGTTCCCAGAGGTGTAATCTAAATCCTAACTTTTCCATGCGCGTTACTAACAAATCCTTGTGTGCGATTGGTTCCGATTTGGCGCCGTCTGCGTAGTATGGTGTTCCCTCTAAATTCACAAACAATTTCTCACCGAAATCACCGGAACTCGTGTTTTTCATGATAAAGAAGCTCCCGGATTCATGATTAATGGGTGTATTAAAAATTATTTTTTCCGAGTCCGGGATTATCCCAATAAAAGACCCACCCACCTTCATTTTATCCGCGATAAGCTTGGTTGTATCTAAAAATAATTTTTTAGACGCGAATATATATTGAAGACTAAAATTATAACATATGATATCGTATCTTCGCTTCGGGACAATTGAAATATCACCGTGGTAAAAATTTACACGGATTCGTAAATTTTTGGCGCGCGTCTTTGATTCGTTTAACGCTTCCTGACTTGGTTCGCACATGTTAATGTTCACTCCCGTCGAGCGCCATTTCTGTAAATCGCCACCAAAGCCACTGCCAACATCCAATATTGATTGCCCTTCCCTGGCGGTCGATTGAATGAGATCGCGCTTCGCGTCATTGTGGTATTTGCGAATCACTTCCATTATATTTATATAATTTTTATGTTTAACATGTTAACTTAGGTAATTCTAAACATCATATCTTCTCGATCGATCGAACCGACGTCCCAATTGTAAAAATAATACTGATTCTTTCCAGACCCCTCCATGAATTTACACGCGAGTAAATCTTCATTTGATACACCAACGTTTAGACAGTTATAAACGTGAAACCCCGCATTCTTCGCCAATATGACAGAATCATTAAAACTACCTGGAGTGTTGTAGAAGCAATACGCTTGATTGATTTCTATACCAGTCTTAGACGACGCATAGGGTACTGAATAAAATGATACGAATTGTTTTGTTTCATCATTGATGTATGAATATATGATTCCATCTCTAGGCATCAACCACTTCTGTACATACTCTTTTGTAATTTTTGGTGACACTTTGAATCGAGAACAGTATTTTTTTAATATATTAACCACGAACGGAACATCTTTACGAAGCATTTTTCTAAAATTCGATTTACCAGTGACGCTATTTTTATTAGGATCAGCGTTTGAAAAGAGGGCTTTATTGAGTATTTTTACATCGATGAGTCTGTGCCAATATTTCGCTGTGGTAATCGACACCAAATCGAATGATCCATTTTTCGTTGATGAGAAAGAATTCGAACCCGGAATATCATGAACCGCCGTAAATACACCTTCGTCTATACCCCTCGTATTAGCGATTCTACGAATTTCAGAAATTAAAAGTGGTGCGAATCGTTTGGATCGCATGGTCTCATCGACACATAAAAAATTCATTTGAATCACCTTTTTCACGTCATGTTCAACGCGCATGTACATTTCAATTCCGGAAATAAACCCCACAATTTTATTATTTTCACAAATGCAAATGCGCCATGTGGGGTCCGTCGCCCACTCGATAAATTCGAGTGAATACTTAAATTCAAAATGGTCGTCGCGTATATAATTTTTTAATAAAAATTCATATATTTCATTCATTTCAATGTCATCGGACCAGACAAACCCATCTGGTAAATGTATTCTATTAGTAACGTCACACACAGACGGCTGGTGTCCCCAAAATGGTCGACTACTCATATATATATATCATGATTGATGTTATTCTTTTAACTAAGTTAAAGCTTTGGTTCAATGTACAATTATAAACATGTCTCTCGAACAAGATTACACGACCGTACCTGGGCAGGTATTTGCCTGTCTATCTATTGTCGGTCCGGAGTGCCCTCAAAAAAATGATAAATTCGGTATTAAGATCCGAGGAGCTTTCTCGACGCGCGATGAAGCGGCGAATCACGCGAAGAGGCTCCAAAAGGAAGACGACACCTTCGATATCTACGTCGTAGATATGTATAAGTGGCTTTTGATTCCGCCGACCGCGGATTCAGTCGACGACGTCCACTACACGAATGAAAAATTAGAAGAGCTCATGACAGGGTATAGGGATAACCAAGCGATGGCGGCAAAGATGTTCGCAGAACGGAAGCGAGACATGATGGCGAAACCATCGGAAACGCTCACCGATACACCGTTTATTAAGGGTGGTGATGAGAATTCTAAATTCTACAACAAACCAGACGAAGCACCGATCAGTCACCCAGCTGAGGTGCTCGAGCGGCTCAAGAAGGAAAAGCCGGACGCTCCAATGGAAGACCTCGTGAAAGAAGCCGATAAAATCGTTTCGGATGAAATGGCGGAGAGACAGAGGGAGCGCGAAAAAGACGCGGAATCAACGAACGCGCAAATCACAGAAGGCGGTGAAGTCGAAGAAGGCGAAGAAGTAAACTCCAAGTAATTTTTAATATCATCTATATATAAGTATGCTGAGCGCGATATCAATTATCTTAAACGCGATCACCATTATTATATTCATCGTCATACTCGGGTTAGTTTTAAAGGAACGTAAAATTCGGGAAACTAACCGGGACATGGTGTGTAACGAGGTCTCGACGGACGATGGGGCTGCGAGAATGGACTCTATCAAAGAGGAACCAATAAAGGACACTATCTATAAGTATATAAAAGAGAACCAGAGTAAATTACGACAGTATTTTACCCAGGCCTGAGGATCACAGGTTGCATCGTTTTACCCATGAAAAATCCCAATATAAAAGCCACAAATATTACAATATAAGCAGTCTTATCTAAATCATTAAATAAATCGATCTTTTGGACCTGTGGCATCGCGGCTTGAGGTGGCGCGGGTGGGTAATAGTAATATTCATCCTCTGGCTGCTGTTGCTGTTGCTCCGAATGTTGAGGATGCATT